GGCGGCGAGATGATGGTCGAGCAGACCATCGACATCAGCCGCTACCTGGAGCAGCCCGACTGCTTCGGCACCTCGGACACGCTCGTGATCGTTGACGACACACTCTACGTCGTGGACCTGAAGTACGGGCGGCGCTACGTCTCGGCCGAAGAGAACAAGCAGCTCATGCTGTACGGTCTCGGCGCGCTCGACGTCGCCTCCCTGGCCTACGACATCAAGAAGGTCGTGCTGGTGATCTACCAGCCGAAGGTCTCGCTGGAGCCGAGCACCTTCGAGATCAGCGTCGAAGACCTGGAATACTTCGCAGTTACCGCCCGGGTCGCAGCCAAGGTGGCGGTCGGGCAGCTGACCCTGCCCGCCTATCAGGTGCTGACCTTACACCCCGGCGAGAGCCAGTGCCAGTGGTGCAAGGCCAAGTCCGTGTGTCCGGCGCTCGCCGCCGAGGTCACCTCGGTCGTCACCACCGCGGCCAGCGCCGAGGACTTCGCGGATCTGACCGCCGAGACCCTGCCCGACGCTCTGGCCGAGGTGCCCAGCGACGTGCTCGGCGCGGCGCTCGACAAGGTCGACCTGCTGGAGATGTTCTGCAAGGCCGTCCGCGCCGAGACCGAACGCCGCCTGACGTCGGGCGGCACGGTGCCGGGCTTCAAGCTGGTCGAGGGCAAGAAGGGCCACCGGAAGTGGGTAAACCCCGACGAGGCCGAGCTGCAGCTGAAGAGCATGCGGCTCAAGACCGAGCAGATGTATGACCTGTCGCTGATCTCCCCGACCACGGCCGAGAAGCTGGCCAAGGCGGGCGACATCGGGCCTCGCCAGTGGAAGAAGCTCCAGGCCCAATACGCCCAGAGCCAGGGCAAGCCGAGCGTCGCGCCCGACAGCGACAAACGGCCCGCCATCACCGTCGCGGCCACGGCCGACGACTTCGGCGTCATCGAAGATGGGAGCGACCTCGCATGACCTGGACCGACACCGCGATTTACGTGCTGGCGGGATGGGGCTTCGGGCGCATCGTCGCCGACCTCGTCATCCTCGCCACCGACCACTTCTGGCCGGTGCGCTGACCCTATGTCCCGGCTGATTGGAAAGCTGCCCGCCGCGGCCGAGGCTCTTCTTAAAGAGGCGGCAAATACAGGCTTGCCTGGTTCACTGGACCGGCGCATAGCTATTGATCGTGCCTACGAGACTATCGCGAAAACGTACCCTGAAACTCAGAAACGAGAGACGAACATGAAAGTCAACTTCCTGGCCCGCGCGGCCTTCCTCAACATCTTCGAGCCCACCTCCATCGACGGCGGCGACCCGGCCTTCAACGGCAAGTTCATCGTCGATCCGTCCGACACGGCGACCGTCAAGAAGCTCGACGCCGCCATGCTCCACGTCGCCAAGGAGAAGTGGGGAGCCAAGGCCGAACAGGTCTTCGGCAACCTGGTCAAGACGGGCAAGAAGCCCGAGGTCGGCTTCATCAAGGAGCCCTACAAGAACAAGGATGGCGACCCCTACGACGGTTTCGAGGACGCCTTCTACGTCTCGGCCAAGTCCTCGACCCGGCCGCTCATCATCGACCGCGACAAGACCCCGCTCGTCCAGTCGGACGGCCGGCCCTACTCGGGCTGCAACGTCATGGTCCAGGTCGAGTTCTGGGCGCAGGACAACAAATGGGGCCGGGGCGTTCGCGCCCAGCTCAAGGGCGTCCAGTTCCACAGCGATGGCGATGCCTTCTCGGGCGGCGCGCCGGCCTCGGCCGACGACTTCGACGAGATCGCCGACGGCGCTGACGCGGGGGAGCTGGCCTGATGGGCGACGAGCGCAGCGAAGTGGGCGACGAGCACAGCGAAGAGTGCGAAGCTCGCCGCCACAAGGACAACGTCGGCTACCTCGCCGGCCTTGCCCTGCAGGGTCTGCTCGCCTCGCCCCAGCCGGTGATCCAGAACCTGGACTTCAAGCGGCTGGTTAACCTGGCCGCCGAGTACGGTGAGGCCCTGGCCACGCGGATTGACAACCCGCCCCCGGCCGAACAATAACAGGAAAAGGGGCGGCCTCTCCCGGCCGCCCCCGATCTGCTAGAAGGACAAGAGACAATGCCCACCGCACACGCCCTGTACTTGCGAGAGCACCCCGACGTCCCGGTGTTCGACCGCGCCAGAACTGTGACCACGGACCCGAACGCGCGGGCCGGGCTACCTAAACAACCCACCGGACGACACAGCCGCAACCCTGACAGCGCAGTCGCCGTCGGTTTCAAGCGCACCGACGCAGACCGCAAGCCCGGCAAACCCCTGCCGCCGGAGGCCACGGGCGATCCCCGGCCCGACCGGCTGGAGCACGCCGAGCGTATACGCCAGGCGCTCCTGGCCCGGGATAACCGCTACCGGATCGAAGGTTCGAGCGACAAAGAGCGCGCCGCCCCGCCTCGCAGGCACGGCCCGCGGACCAGCACACCGGACATTCCGAAACCGAAGGGCCGCTACAGCCCGGTCCCCGAGCACCTCGCCGTGGTCGAAGCCCGGCGCGGGGACCAGGTGCTCTATTTCATTTCCATCGCCGAAGCGGCGCATGTCATGACCAACGCGCGCAACCCCACCTACGAGAACGCGGTGAAGAACGCCTCGAGCGGCACCACCAAGTCCGCCTTCGGTTGGACATGGACGCGGCTGCGCAGCCGCCGCAAGGATCGGCCGGCGTGACCACATTCTACGGGGACACCGAGACCTATTGCGAAACGCCCCTGGCCCACGGCCTGCACCGCTACGCCGAGAGCGTCGAGATCACGATCTTCGCCTGGGCGCTCGACGAGGGTGAGGTCGAGGTCATCGACTGCACGGCACCGGGCTGGGAGGACAAGGTCAAGGTCGCGCTGGCCGCGGCCGACGCCGCCGACGAGCAGGTGTGGCAGAACTCGGCCTTCGACCGCACGGTCCTGCGCCACGCCTGGGGATACGAGATGCCGCTGGAGCGCGTCTGGGACACGATGGTCCAGGCCCTGGCTCACAGCCTGCCCGGGTCGCTCGACACCCTGTGCTCGATCCTCGGCGTGCCCGTGGACCTGTCAAAGCACAAGGCGGGCAAGACCCTGGTGCAGCTCTTCTGCAAGCCCAGGCCCAAGAACCAGAAGATCCGGCGCGCCACGCGCCACACCCACCCCGTCGAATGGCAGCGGTTCCTCGACTATGCGGGCTCGGACATCGTCTCGATGCGCGAGGTGCGCAAGCGCATGCCGAAGTGGAACTACCCCGGGAACCAGCGCGAGCGCGCGCTGTGGGTGCTCGACCAGAAGATCAACGACCGGGGCGTCGCCGTCGATCTGGCGCTGGCCGCCGCCGCCGTGCGCGCCACGGACCTGGCCAAGGTCGGGCTCAAGGCCAAGACCCAGGTGCTGACCGGCTTCGACCCCGAGACCGGGCAGGGGCTGGAGAGCACCACCAAGCGCGACGCCTTCCTGAAATACCTGCTCGCCGAGTTCGGTGTGGACCTGCCAGACATGCGCAAGGGCACGCTCGAACGGCGACTGGCCGACGAGAACCTGCCCGAGCCGGTCAAGGATCTGCTGCGCATCCGGCTCATGGCCACGGTGACATCGACCACCAAGTACAAGGCGCTGATGCGCTCGACGTCGAGCGACGGGCGACTGCGCGGCACGCTGCAGTTCTGCGGCGCGGCGCGCACCGGCCGGTGGGCCGGCCGCCTGTTCCAGCCCCAGAACCTGATGCGCCCGACGCTGAAGCAACAGGCGATCCTCGACGCCATCGAAGCCTTCCTCGCCGACTGTGCCGACCTGCTCTACGACAACGTCATGAACATCGCCGCCAACTGCACGCGCGGCGCGCTGACGGTCGGCCCCGGAAAGAAGATGGTGTCGTCCGACCTGGCCAACATCGAAGGCCGCTTCCTCGCCTGGCTGGCGGGCGAAGAGTGGAAGCTCCGCGCGTTCCGGGACTACGACGCCGGCACCGGCCCCGACCTCTACTACGTCGGCGCGTCCGAGGTGCTCGGCATCCCCATCGACCAGGTCACGCCCGACCAGCGGCAGGCGCAGGGCAAGGTGCCAGAGCTGGCCTGCGGTTACCAGGGGGCGGTCGGCGCGTTCCAGTCGATGGCCCGCATCTACGGGCTGGAGATGTCCGACGCCCGGGCGCTGGAGATCGTCAAGGCCTGGCGCAAGAAGAACAAGAACATCGTCGACCTCTGGTACGAGGCCGAGCGCGCAGCGATCCGCGCCGCCGAGCAGCCGGGTCTGCGCGTCGAGGTCGCGGGCGGCAAGCTCGTCTTCCAGCGCGATGGCAGCTGGCTGCGCATGCGCCTGCCGTCTGGCCGGTGCCTCTGCTACCCGGGCGTGGCCGTCGAGGACGGCAAGCTGACCTACATGGGCATCAACCAGTACACCCGGAAGTGGGAGCGGCTGCACACCTACGGCGGCAAGATCATCGAGAACGCGACCCAGGCTGGCGCGCGCGACGTGCTGGCCCACAACATGGCCGAGGCCGAGGCGGCCGGGTTCGAGATCACCCTCACGGTGCACGACGAACTGGTCACCGAGACCATCGACAGCGGGCAGTTTACAAGCGAACGCTTGTCTGCCATCATGTCGACTGTGCCGCCTTGGGCGACGGGCCTCCCGCTCGCCGCCTCTGGGTGGGAAGGACAAAGGTATCGGAAATGACAAAGACCGTTTATCGGCCGGGCGACACCGTGCGCATCGTCAACAGCCGTTTCATCGAACGCGTCGGCTACCCGCTGGTGTTCACCGATCTGCGCGCCGAGTTCGAGAACCACCCCCGGTTGGAAGAGGCGCTCAAGATGCTCGGCGTCATGGGCGAGAACAACTACCGCCAGACGTTCGCCATCAGGGACGCAGTCGACGGGCTGGCCAAGGCCGCCGTCCGCTTCCGTGGTTGGGGTGGCAAGGAGCGGCGCATACACTACAAAGGCACCCGGGCGCACGCCGCTGACGACTTCGATCTGGACTTCACGGGCACGGGCACGCAGACGGATTGCACCGGCCTCGTGACCGAGGTCTACGCCAAGAAGGTTAAGATGACCGGCGACTACTACCCGCCGTGATCCGGCCAGACCTACGAGGGCGAGCACGACTTCGAGCCGGGCGGCCTGTCGAACGCGAGGGCTCACGTCATCCTGTCGACCGGCCTCGGCGACATCGAGGCTTGCGACGTGGAACTGGTGAGGCGCGGCGATGCGTGAAACCAAAGTCGAAGCGCACCTGCGCAAGAAGGCGACAGCAGCCGGCGCTCTGGTCAGGAAGATGGTCTGGCCGGGGCACCGCGGCGCGCCGGATCGGTTGGTCGTGTGGCCGGGCTCTTTCGCTTTCATGAGCGACGACGCCGAGGCCGTGGTCCACTTCATCGAGCTGAAACGACCGGGCGGAACGCTCGAAGACCACCAGGTCCGCGAGCACGAGAAGCTGCGCAGCATGGGCTGCGCGGTCTACATCCTCGACAGCATCGAAGCTGTCGACAGATACATCGCTGAGAGGACAAGGTGATGGCAGAAAACACAACGCGGCGCTGGATGCTGAAGATCGTGCCCGACGCTGAACCGAACGCCGACGGCGAGTGGATCGACGCCGACGTGCCGTGCCAGTTCGACGACGCCAAGAAAATCTACGACTTCGTTCCGCGGCCCGACTGGCACGTCGTCCAGCGCGCGGCTCCGACGTACCCCCGCGAGATCAGGAGCAACCACACATGACCGACAACCTCTTCCACGAGATCCCCGACGCCCAGGTGGTCCTGCGCTCGAAGGGCATCTTCAAACAGGCCAAGCTCTTCCGCCGCGGCGAGGACGTCTACGCCGCCTGGGGCTCGGGCTTCATCCGTCTTCTGAAGCACAGCGGCACCACCGTGCCGGCCGTCAGCTGGCTGGTCGACAGCCTCTACGATCCGGCGTGTGTCATCACGCTGCGCGACGGCCTGCCGAGGGCACTGTGACCCTGCACCTGCGCAACGGAACCTTGGTCGCGCAGCGTCCGTGGTCCGAGGCCGACCTGGCCGAGGCGTGCCGTCTGCGGCAGGACCACCAGTCGGCTTCGGTCATCGCCAAGAAGCTGGGCCGCAGCCGCAACTCGGTCATCGGCGCGCTGTGGCGCGCCAAGGAGCCCCGGGTGTTGGAAAATCAGTTCGGGGCGGGCTTCTGGGCGCGCGCTGAACCCGCGCCGCGGAACGACATACCGATGCGCTTCTCGGAGCAGCGCCATGTCCCGTGACGCCGTCGACCCCAATGGCACCGCCTGTGGCGGCAAGGAGCCCTTCGACAGCGGCGCTCACGCCGCCCGCGCGGCGCGGAACATGGGCCGCTTCGGCAAGAACGTCGAGGTCTACCGCTGCCCGTGCTGCCGCAAATGGCACATCGGCCGAGGCTCGAAGAGCAGGAAGCACAGGTTCAAGTGACGTCTCGCGAATACGTCCCCCGGCCGTGGCAACCGGCGATGATCGACCACGTCTGCGAGACTGTGCGCGCCGGCCAGTGGGCGGGCATGGGCACCGGCAAGACCTCGGCGACGCTGGCCGCGCTCGACCTGCTGCACCTCTGTGGGGAGGTCACACGGCCCGCGCTCGTGATCGCGCCGAAGCGGGTGGCCGAACACACCTGGCCCGACGAGGTCAGGAAGTGGGACTTCTGCGCCGCATGGAGCGTCGAGACGATCCTCGGTTCACCGAGCGACCGGCTGGCGGCTCTTGCCGCTGTGCGGCGCGGAAACAGCCCTCTGGCCACCATCAACTACGAGAACCTGCCGTGGCTGATCGAGAAGCTGGACGGGGCCTGGCCCTTCGGCGTCGTGATCGCCGACGAGAGCACCAAGCTCAAGAGCTTCAGGGGCGGGTTCCGCACGCACCCGACCACCGGCAAGGTATTCTACCAGGGTGCAGGGTCAGAGCGCGCCAGGGCCATCGGCCGCGTCGCCCACCGCACGCCGCGCTGGATCAACCTGACGGGCACACCGTCGCCGAACGGGCTGCAAGACCTGTGGGGCCAGGGCTGGTTCCTCGACGCCGGCCAGCGCCTCGGCCGGACCTACGAGAGCTTCAAGGAGCGGTGGTTCCAGCGGTCGTTCGACGGCCACGGCATCGACCCCCTGCCCTTTGCCCAGGCCGAGATCGAAGAGAAGATCCGCGACATCTGCCTGACCACCGAGGTGCCTGTCGAGAAGCCCCTGTTCAACGAGATCAGGGTCGAGCTGCCCGCCAAGGCGCGCAGCCACTACCGCGAGATGGAAAGGAAGATGTGGACCGAGATCAAGGCGGTCGGCATCGAGGCGGGCAACGCCGCCGCACGAACGGGCAAATGCCTGCAGCTGGCTAACGGAGCGATCTATGACAACGAAGAGAACAAGGCCTGGCACGAAGTCCACGGAGCCAAACTGGACGCCCTGGAGAGTGTGGTCGAGGAAGCCGCTGGAGCCCCGGTGCTCGTCGCCTACAACTTCCGCCACGACCTCGAACGCCTGCAGCGCGCCTTCCCCGGAGGCATCGACCTCTCAACGTCAGCTGGCCTGCGCCGCGCTAAGAGCGGCGAGGGCCGAGTTTGGTTTGCTCACCCGGCCTCTCTGGGCCACGGGGTCGACGGGCTCCAGGAGCATTGCAACATCGTCGCCTTCTTCGGCCTGAACTGGAACCTGGAAGAGCACGACCAGATCATCGAGCGCGTCGGCCCGATGCGCCAACAGCAGGCGGGCAAGAAGCGCGCCGTCTATGTCCACTATATCCTGGCCGCCGGCACCGTGGATGAACTCGTACTAGACCGGCTAACCACCAAGCGAAGCGTCCAGCAGATCCTGCTCGACGCCATGAAGAGGAACACCACATGACCGACGACACCGAAGTGATGGGCGAGAACGCCCAAGGCCGCCTCCGCGGTTTCGTGGAGCGCGTACAGCGCCTGAACGAAGACAAGGCCGCGGTGCAGGCCGACATCAAGGAGGTCTTCGCCGAGGCCAAGGGCGAGGGCTTCGACACCAAGATCCTGCGCAAGGTCATCCGCATCGCGGACATGGACAAGGCCAAGCGGCAGGAAGAGGAAGCGGTCATCGACCTGTACCTCTCTGCGCTCGGCTTGATCTAGCCCCGGCCCGTGGTAGGGTGACGACTGGCCTCGCGGCCTCCCGGGAGACGGGGCCGCGGGATGAGCGACGGCGGTATTAACCAGCCATCGCGAACACAGGCCCGGCGCGCGTTACTTGTCCTTCCGCGTGCCGGGCCTGCGCTTTTTTTGGGTTGACACCCTTTTCGCCCGGGTCCACGTTCCAGGTTCTGCTGATCGAAAGCGACGCAAGAAGGACAGGGAGCAGGACCATGAACTAGGTGCTAAAGCCACCCATTCGGTATTCAAGGGCCGCCCTTCGTGTAGGGGCGGCCCTTCTCGTTTACAGAATACGGATCAGGAAGTTCTGAACGATGGACGGCTGCACGTTCTGGCTCGCGCCCGCGCCCGCGTTGTCCACCGTCAGCCCGGTGGTGGCGCTGCCGCTGTTATAGGGCGTCACCGTTTCGACACCCCCCGTACCCGTAGCCGTCGCGCCCGACGACGTGGTGTCGCTGGAAGAGGGCGGCGAGATCAGGTGGACGTGGCCTGGGTCCGTGACCGCGTGCGCGTGCTGGTGCAGCCGCTCGTCGCCGCCGACCGCGCCGAGCACGTCGCCGTCGAAGCCCGCGACCGCGGCGGTGATCCGGTTGGCCGACGTTCCACCCATGTCGTCCTGGCCGACGGCCACGCGGCCCCGGCGATCCGGCAGGTTGAAGGTGGTCGTACCGTTGCCTGCACCGTGGGCCACGCCCAGCCGCGCGAAGAGCGTGGCGTAGGTCGTGCGGCTGACTGCTTGGCCGTAGGGGAAGACCCAGGTCACCCCCTGCACGACAGCGGGTTCGGTCGCGCCGGCATACTCGATCACCGTGCCGATGGGGCAGATGATGTTGGCGAGCGCCAGCACCTCGGCCGAGGTGGCGTAGGCACCGCCGTCGGCGAGCATGTTTTCGGGGACTAGGGTGGTCATCTTATCGGTTCCAGAACTGCCAGAAAGGCGCGTTGATCCTGCGGTAAGCGCGCTGGTCGCGAGCTTCGCACATCTTGATGACGGCCAGGCCGTCCTTCTTGTCCCGCTCCGCTTGCGTCAGGCGGCCGGTTTCATCGAGGCCGTAGTTGCGCCAGTCCGTCAGCGGATCTCCGCTGTCAGCGAGCGTGGCGTGTCCGACTTCGGTGCCGAGGATCGCCTCGCCGAAGACCGAGCAGCCTTCAGCAGGTGCCGAGACCCTGGAGCTTGCGCAGCTCGCAACGAGCAACGCGCTCACGGTCAGCAGGATCAGCTTGTCGAACCGCATCTTGGGCCTCCTCGATCTGGTGTTGGGTGCCGGCGTCGGCCGCCGCGTTCTGAGTGACGATGTCGAGCGTCTCGACCGCGGTGGCCGTGCGCCCGTCGGCGATGGTGGCCTGGTCCTTGGCCTGGTCGCGCGCGGTGCAGGCTCCACGCCAGGACAGCAGCGCCAGGAGCAGCAGCACGACCGCGGCGGCGATGAGCCAGGTGCGGAGGGGGAAGGGGTTCTTCAAGGTTCGGCTCCTACAGAAACAGCTCGAAATGCGGGCTGTCGGTTTCGCCTTTTTCACGGGGGTTTCCGTCTCGATCCCAATCCGCGCCCCACCGGATCGCGATGCCCAGCTCTTTCGCGGCGGCGAACATAGCCTTGGAAACTACGCCCAGCTTTTCGTGCGACCAGTCGACCGGGAACGGGACCAAGTCGACCGCGTGCCCGAAGCCTGTCGTCGGGTTTTTGAAATGGTTGGACTTCAGCGTCCACGTCACCTTCTGGCCGGGCTTGGTGCGGCCTTGCGCATACAGCTCGGCCTGGCGCTCGGGCGTGCGAACGCCTTCAAGCACCATGAAGTCCTGCTGCGTAAGCTGGAAAGCGCGTTCGACCACGCGGACCAGGTTGGGGTGAACGCCGGTCAGCTTCTCTTTCCCGCGCACGGTAAGAGCGGGAGCCTGCGCGGGCTGCGCCAGAACAGTGCGGCCGGTCTTCTCCAGGAAGGCGGCCAGGGTATCGCCGCCGGCCCAGCCGTCGACCTTCACGCCGAGCCACGCCTGCGCGGCCTTGACGAACTCTTCATTGTCGGCGGCTTGGGTCACGGCTTGGCTTCCTCGACAGGCACCGGATCTCCGGCGCGGTTCACGACTTCGACGGCTTGGGGCTTGCCGTTGGGCACGGAAGCCCCGAACCGGAAGCCAATATAGCCGCCCAGGATCGTGCCCGACAACCCGCCGAGCAGACCCGAGACGACGGCCAGGTTCTCGCCGGGGACGGTCAGGACCATCAACCCCGCGATCCCGCCGCCGACGATGAACATCGCGCCGACCACCACGATGGCGTCGAGCGTCTCGTAGTTGCGCTTGGGCGGCGTCATGACATCTCTCCACCGTGGCCAACGCGGCCCATCGCGATGTTGCCGAGCTGGCGGTTCACCCCCTCAAGGGTGTGCCCCATCCTGTCGAGCGTGGTGTTGGAGTGCTCCATCTGGACCTGGAGACGAACGACTTTTTCGACCAGCAGAGAGTGATCCCCGAGCTTGGTTTCGAGCTTGTTGTCCTGCTCGCCCAGCCGCTTTTCGGCCGAGGTCATGCGCTGTGAGATCTTTCCCCCGAAGAAGGCGACGACAGCCGTCTGGACAAGGATGGCCAACCCCAAGGAAAGCAGGGGAAGAGTTTCGAGGGTCACGGGCGCGCTCGGGGTCACAGGGTCTAGGCCGGGGTTTTCGCGGGCTTCTTGGCCGCGGGCTTCTTGGCGACCGGGGCGGCGGCCGGGGCGGCGGCAGGCGCAGCGCCGGCCTGCGAGACCACCTGGTTCAGAGCGTAGATGCAGTTGATGAAGGCCGGGGCCTCGCCGCCCTTCAGGTCCACGCGGTGGAGGAAGGCCAGGGTGTCCTGCGCGATCTGGGGAGTGAGCATGTCTTATGTGTCCTTGGAGTTGAGAAGAGGGTGCAAGATACAGCAAGTGCCGTCTGCCGCAAGCCGGTCAGCCGATCCGCCAGTTGGTGCCATCGTGGCCGACGGGGACGGTGTTACTGCCGCCGCCCGTGACGACGGTGCCAATGCCTGCGGTCAGCGTCGCGGTGGCGTCGGACACCCAGGCTTCCGAGCCGGCCGAGCCGGTTGGCAGCGTGGCCACCGTGTAGACCTTGAGCTTGACGGCTCCGTCGACGTGCAACTTCTGGGAGGGGAGGACGATCCCAACCCCGAAGTTACCGTTCAGATCGAACGAGGCGACGTGCGTGGTCGGGTTGCCGGTGTTGGACGTGCTGCGGAAAATGTCGAGGTTGCCAGTACCCGAGTAGTTGTTGGCGAGCTGCCAGTTGCGGGCGTTGGTCGCACCACCGGACGCACGGCCGAAGAGGGTGATGCCCGCGTTGTCCGCCGTGCTGGACGCCTGGATCTTCACCATGCCAGCGTTGTCGTTCGGCGCGCCCGCGATGTTGACGGCGGTCGTGGTGCTGGTGGTGCCGATGCTGCCCTTGCCGAAGGCGTACAGGTTGCCGGTCACGTCCACCGCGAACTGAGCAACCGTGTTGACCGCCGCGCGAAGCAGGGTGGAAGTCGCAGCGGACGCCGTGTTGGTGATGGAGATGTTCAGGACGCGCGCGGCAGCGGAGGTGTTCCACGTCCCCGCCAGGTCCATCAGGGTCTGAGCGTTCGACCCGGTCAGCGAATAGCCCGTGGTCGTGAAGCCCGCCGTGTTGGCCGAGAGGGTCTGCGTGATGCGGCCCGTGACGCCACCGTTCAGGGTTACCGCGCCGCCGAAGTAAGAGGGCGTCGTGCCGTCAGCGTAGAAGGCCCAGTTGGTCGCGCCAGCCGTCAAGGCTTCGGCGTAGTAGCCGTACTGCGTGGTAATCGCCCCGCCGCCCGTAATCGTCGGAGCCGCAACGTAGGCACCGTATCGGCGGGTCACGGTCCCGGCATCCAGCGACGGCTTGGAGAACAGCCCGAACATGTCGTTCATGACCTGAGCGCCGGACGACGGTTGCCACGCGCCACGGTCTTGGAACGCCGCCCAGTGGTCGAAGCCGAAGCCAGCCATCGTCGTAAGGGCGTCGAAGGCGGCGAAGGCGGACGTGCCCCCGCGCCGGAAGTAGGACGCCTCAACGAACCCGTGGCCGCTGACAATGCTGCCGTCGAACATGTCACGGCTGATGACCATGCCGGGGTCGGAAGATCCGCCGCCATAATCCCCGACGGTGGCGATGCCGTCGGTGTCAACAGAGAACAATCCAGACGCAGCCGTAAAGCCGCCCGCGATACCGGCGTTGAGCGTGACAGCGCCGCCGAAATACGACGGGGTCGCGCCTGCTGTATAGATCGCCCAGTTTGCCGCCGCGTCCGTCAAGGCTTCGATGTAGACGCCGTGCTGGGTGCCGATAGTGCCGCCGCCCGAAAGCGTAGGGGCCGCGACATAAACACCATGCCTGCGTGTTACGGCCCCTGCGTCAATCGCGGGCTTGGAGAACAGGCCGTACATATCGGCCATGACCTGGCCAACAGACGAGGCCTGGAAAGACGGCCGGTCTTGGAAGCCAGCCCAGTGATCGAAGCCGAAGCCGATCATGGTGGTCGCGGCGTCGAAAGCGTTATACGACGCGTTTCCGTCGCGCCGGAAATAATCGGCCGCGACGAAACCATGACCCGAGGTCGTGCTGTCGTCGAACAGGTTTCGGGACACGACGACACCGGGGTCCGACGACCCCGTGCTGTAGTCGCCCACAAGCAGCGGGGCTGTGAACTCGACGCTGCCCGTCACGAAGGCTTCGATGGCCGCGGCGATGGCTGCTTCGCCCGCGGCGACGGCTTCGGCAATCGCCTCGCTCAAACCGACAGGCGGCAGCGGTCGGGCGTAGCGCACCATGATGACCGTGCCGTTTGGTGGTGCGGTCGTGAAGGTGACGGTGGTGCCGATCCAGGTGAAATCTTCGCCGGGAACTTGCACGACACCGCTGATGGAGATGTCCAGGTTGGCCAGGACGCCCGGGTTGAAGTCAAGCACGAACTCGGTTTCGACGCCGTCTCCGTCGAACAGGTCGACACGGGCGTCGGAATAGGCGGCCACCGTGACCAGGTCCGTCGGGGCCACGTTGGCGAAGCCGTCGGCTTCGGAGTTCCAGGCGAGGATCGAGTTGGCGACCGGGTCGGGCAGCGTGGCGCTGGCCGTCGAGCTGATCGGCAGTTTCAGCGAGCGGTCGACCTGCTCCTGCAGCTGCTGGGCGATGATGGTGATCTTGTCAAAGGCGTCGTTGATGACGCCCGGGTAGAAGCCGCCGTTGTTCGTCAGCACCAGCGTTTGGAGGGCCGGCACGTCCGAGGCGATGGTGAGCCGTTCGTCGGTGGGCAAGGCGTCAGTCAGGGTGACGGAGCCGCCCGGGTCGTTGTCCTGGTTCGAGTTCAAGGACACCGTGTAGTCGACGTCGAGCACCAAGTCGCTCTCAACACCGAGATGGTCGGTGTTGACGACAAGCAGGTCGGCGGCGGTGAAGACCTTGAACGCGAACGGGAAAACCGTCGTGGCGTCGTTGCCGAGAAACGGCCCGGCCTTGCGGGTGCTCGAAGAGATGGCCAAGGTTGAAAGCTCCGAAGGACGGGCGCGATCCTAGAGGCGGGGTCGGGCCTTAGACATACCGATTACTGGCGGCTCTCGGGTGACGGTGCGCCGGTCACAACCCCGCGCGCTGCGTCCGCCGGACTGGTCGGCTCGATGTCGCCTTGGGCGACGCCGACGCCGTAGCCGACAGGCTTCGCCAGCGCACCGACCGGGGTGCCCATGAGGACGCCCAGCAGGTTGAGCGTGTTGCGCACGTCGGCTCGGTTGAAGCTCTCGCCCTCGACCAGGGTCTGGTATGCCTCGGCCGGAACGGTGAGCCCGCTCTCGATGACGGACACAGCCGGCGACAGCGCCAGACGGTCGTCGTATGGCGCGCCGGTCAGCGTGCCGAGCACCGCGTTGCCCGCCTGCCCGACCACCGGCACGGCGGCCAGAGCGAACTTGGCCTGCGACGAGAAGAACCAGGCGAACATGTCGTCCATGTAGCCGTCGTCGTCTTCGTCTTCCCACCCGCCGCGCAGCGCCTTGGCGATGGCGTCGCCGAGCAGCGCCGGGATCGCGAAGCCCATCAGGTAGACGTAGAACAGGCGGCCCATGCCCTTCTTCAAGCCGACGCTGCGCGCCGTGATCTGAACCTCGGTCGCGTTGAGGTTGGCCATCATGTTGAAGTAGCCGGCGAACTGCGTGAACATGCGGATGAACGGCGCGCCGGTCTCGAAGCGCGAGACGTCCTCGGGGGCCATCGTGCCCTGAGTTTCGCGGATCACGCTGTCGGCGAAGCGCACAGCCTCCCGCGCGTCCTCGCCCTTGGCCGTGGCTTGGTTATAGGCGGCGGTCCAGCTGACGACGTCCATCACGTTCTGCAGCGCCGACTGCATGAAGTAGGCGTGCCGCTTCAGGAAGTCGACCGCCTCGTCCTTCTTAGACGGGTTCAGTTTGGTCAGCTGCGTGATGACCTGGCGCGCCTCGAAGATGTCCGAGTTCATCCGGTTGGCGAGGAATACCGACTGGCTGGTCGCCGCGTCCGACACGCCCTTCGGGTCGCGGACGTAGCGCCACAGGGCGTCGCCCACGACCGCGGGCTTGACGCGCAGCATCACGTTCGAGAAGCCCGTGACCTGCTGCGCGGTGTTCACGACGTTGGCGAACATCAACTGCATGCCGACGCGGCTGCGGACGGCGCTGAAGAAGCGGTCGGCGGCCTTGCCGGCGAAGCCCTTGGACGGGGTCTCGACCAGTTGCTTGGCGGCGCGCTGCAGCCACGGCAAGAGCAGGTCGCTCTGGGCCGTCGGGTCAAAGGCCTGCAGCTTCTTGGAGAAGCCCCGGTCCTTGAGCAGCCGGGCGACGTCGCGCACGGGCGGGCCGAGGTGCGTGAACTTCAGTACCTTGTCGATGTGCATCGGCAGCAGGCGCAGATCCAGGGCCAGCTCGCGGGTGTAGTCCTCGACGCGCGACTTGGTGAAGCCGTTGGACGCGGCCGGGAACATGGCGCTGTCGCCGCCTTCGATGGCCTCCTGCTCGGCGCGGAGCACCGCGTCCTGCACCAGGAAGCTGTCGGTCAACGCCGGGACGTAGCCGCCGCGGAGCTGGCCGAACGGGGTGTCGACCGGGTCGGCGCTGACCTCGTCGAAATACCGGCCGTAGATCGCGCGGTGAGCGCGCTGCGCGCCGGGCTTCGTCTCTTCGAGCAAGTCCCACACGGCCTGGACGAAGGTCCAGTCCTTGGCGGTCAGGACACCCTCGGCGTGCAAGCGGTCGACGAACGACTGCCAGCGGGTATCGTCGAGCGATCCGTCTTCGAGCTTCTTGCCCCAACCCCGGCCGAGCAGGAGCTTGGATTTGTTCGAGCCGTTGCCGGTGTGCAGCAGGGCGTGGAACAGCTCGGACTTGCCGCCGAAGGTGTAGCCAATCTCCGGGGCCTTGATGTCGCCCGGCTTCAGCTCGGCGCGCATGTCGTCGAGCAAGGCGCGGAAGCGGCGGATATATACGCCGCTCTCGGCGCGGTAGGCGTCGGCCGCCGCCGAGATCGGGTTCCAGATGTAGCGACGGAACGGGCCGCGGTCGGCGGCGTCGACGCCGCGCGCCCAGCTCTCGACGCGGCGAAGCGCGGCGCGGGTGCCGAGCAGGTAACGAGCGACGACGTCCTTGTCGGTCGGCGCGCGGTCGAGCCCGGCCTGGGCCGGGATGCCGACGTCTTCGAGACGCTGGCCCAGCTCGGCGGTGACCACGGCACGGTCCATCAGTTTGCCGTCGATCTCGATCTGCTTGGTGCGGCGCGACAGAACCCAGAGCTGGTTGACGGTGTCGCGCAGCGCCTGGAACTGCTCGTAGGTCAGGTCGACCACGGGCTTGGCGTCGCCGCGAGCACCGTTCACGAAGGGCTCGATGTCGGCGTAGAGCGTCGGATCGTAGGCGGCCAGCGCCTTCATGTAGCCAGCCGGGTCGTTCTTGACGCGGCCAACGCCGTAGGACGACAGGATCGCCCGAGCCGCGTTGACCAGGTCCATGTTGCGCGACTTCGAGATGCTGTCGTCCTTGGCGCTCACGATCCGCGTGAACAACCGCATCGTCTTCTCGACGTCCTTCTGGGCCTGCTGCACGGCGCGGCCGGTGTGCAGGTTGATGAGCTGGTTGCGCTTGGCCGTGGCGAAGGCAGGCAGGTCGTCGGCCTTCAGCGCCTTGTCGGCGGCCTTGGCGGCGCGGCCCTGGGCGGCGAGATACTGCGCCGGCCGCAGCCGCTTCAGCTCCAGTCGGTTCACGACCTGGGCCGCGAACTCCTTGGCGGCGTTGTTCAGGATCGACTTCTTGCCGATGGCCTTGTCGGCCATCGCCATTTCGGCGGCCACGAACTTGCCGCGCGCCTCGTTGGCCACGGCCTCGTTGGCCGCGCGCTCGATGTCCTGCGGCGACGACAGGTCGCCGTAGCGTTCGAGCATGCGCTGGTCGGTCAGGCCCTTGATCTTGTCGGCGCTGTCCTCGCCGTTCACGAGGTCTTCGATCAGGGCTTCGCCGTTGGGGTAGCCGAACATCGAGGCGGCGATGTCGGGGTGCAGGCCGTCGGTGGCGACCTCCCCGTACTTGCCGCCGCGGCGCAGCTTGGTCCAGGTCGGGCCTTCGGCCGGCGTGGCGAACTGGCCGACGGGTCCGGCCGGGCGCGCAGGCGCGTCGCCGTAGAGCGCCTTGAGCGTCTCCAGGTCCAGTTTCGTCGGGCCTTCGACCGGCTCGCCGTTCTCGCCCAGGCCGCGGCGCAGGAACGCGCGCGCCCGGTTGACCGGCTCGGCCATGACTTCGGCGGTCACCTCGGCGCGGATCGCCTTGCGCTGCTCTTCGGCTTCGCGCTGCAGCGACCGGACGTAGCGGTCCTTGGCACCCGAGGCCCAGCGCATGTCGCGCGCGGAGCGGGTCTCCAGCTGTTCGATGGCTTCGGCCGTGGCCTCGACGCCGAGCTTCTGGTACTCGGCCCACTCGGCTTCGGAGGCGAACTCGGGCTTGGTGGCGAAGGCCGGCGCAAGGCCGCGGACCTGCTCCATCTCCTTGATCTCGGCTTCGTTGGCCAGCATCCGGTCCATGACCTGACGGACCTCGTCGGTCAGCTCGACGTCGAGGGCGGTCAGGGATTTGTAGACGTTCTTGAGCCAGGCCGAGAAGCGGCGGAACACGTCCCGCAGGGCCAGGCTCGGGGCGCGGCCCTCGAAGTGGTAGGCCTCGAAACCGCGCGCCCACTTCTCGTGGTAGGGGCGACGCTGCTCCAGCGACATGCCGTTCCACTGTGCCTGGGTCATGCCCGGCTCGAACCAGTTGAGCACGGTGCTCATGTCCGCGACGATGTCGGCCGGCGCGTCGACCTGGTTGGCCATGTGCGCCGTGGCTTCGAGGAAGAAGTGCCCGGTCTCGTGGATGAATGTCGAGAGGTCCGCGGCGCGCAGCAGGCTGATGACGCTCGGCGACTGGCTGACGTCGGCCCCGAAAGCGATCTGGCCACGGTTGCGCTGGAACAGGGCAAAGCCCGCGCGCGCGGCCTCGGCCAGCTGCGGCGTGATCTCAAAGCCGTTCTGGATGCCGAGGGTGTCGGGCCTGCGCGTGATGTTTTCGATGGGCACCTGGTAGGTGGCGCTCTCATCGACGCCGGTCGCCGCGCTGAAGGCGTCGCGGTCCTTCAGAAGCACGTCGAGCGCGGGTTGCAGGCGCGGGTCGACGAAGCTGACAGGCTCAACCCGCGTCCCGTACTTCTTCAGCAGGTCGTTGGTCACGTTGACCAGATTGCGCTCGTAGAAGAAGGAGCCGTCGCCCCCGGTCTGGCCGCCGTTCTGCTGGTTGCCGTTGATCCACGCGATCTTCTCCGCGCCATTATCCACGGCGTAGCGGATCATCCGCTTCATGAGCAGGGTCGACCAGCTGGTGCGGAAGGGGGCGTCGGGGATGCCGTCTTGGCCGCCCTCGGCGACCCGCAGCTCTGCCACGCGCAGGCGGTAGGCCTGCTGTGCGTCCAAGAACTCGGCGCGAAGCTCAAGGTACCGGTCGACGCCGAGAGTGTCCTCCACCGCGCGCTTGGCTGCGCTGTCGAGGTCTCCCGAGAAGACGCGCTGGGCCACAGCATCAGCACCGACCAGCCAGTCCAAGGTGGAACCGCGCATCGTCTCGCGCCCCGCGAGCGCCCGCTGGAACGCCTCCCCGCCCTCGGCCGCCACCTTGGTGAGAGCATCGCGGACGCCTTGCTCCGAGGCCTCCATCGCCCGGCGAGCAGGCTCGGATCGCGCCGGGTCGGCGGGTGTCTCGTACCCCTGATCCCGCCCCTTCTGGTGCCAGTCGCTCTGAAGCTCTTCGAGGAACAGCACGCGCTTGCCCTCGGCGTCCGTCCGCGTGGTGACGCGGGCGTGGGCGACGACGTTGGCGGTGTCCCAATGGGTCGACGGGCCGTCGATGTTGGGCAGGGTGATGAGCAGTTCGCGGTAGGTGTCGTCCGCGCCGGGGAGCTTGTAGGTCTGGAAGGCGGTGGGTGTTTCGAGATCGGGCGCGACCTCGCGGACAGCCCGGCGTCGGGCCGCCGCGCGCAGCCGGTCGCGGGTGACGTCCATCTGTTCTTGCGTCGGCGGCTCGCTGTTGTAGCTCTGCTGCAAGGACATGGCGGTCGCCCAATCGGCGGCGAAGTAGTCCTCGGCCAGAAGATCGACATCGGCCAGCCGCGACGAGGAGAGCAGGTCTTCGGAGACCGGATCGCCCAACACCACCTCGTCCACCTGCACGCCGCCAGCGCGCAGGAAACCGAGGACGGCCTCGCGGCTGATGTTGCCCTTGGCGTCGACCGTCTCGATCCCGTTGTCGAGCCACGCCGTCGAGCCCGGCTCAAGAGTGTCCAGCCAGTCGTTGATCCCCGACCACTCCAGCTCCTCCTTCTTCACCCCCGGCGTCTTGGCGAGCGTCGCCTTCCACTGTGCGGCCGGGGCCTTGGTCAGGGAGCTGGTCTCGACGGCGCGCTCCAGCGCCGAATAGAAGGGGTCGGCCTGGTAGAGGATGCGCGGATCGGCCGGGTCGAAGGTGCCGCTGTTGAAGACGGATTTGATCTGGGCGGGGTCGAAGACCCGGTACTCGGTCTCGCCCGTATTTTCGCCGAAGCCTCCGTGGACCGCGCCATCAAAACCCGCGGCCTTCAGGGCGGCGACCACCGAGGGTTTGTCGAGGACGTTGAAGGCCAGCGCGGCCAGCTCGCGGACCCGAGCCGGGGCCTTGTCCAGCATCTCGCTGATCGAGGCGTACTCTTCGCCCGGGCCTTCTTGCCAGGCCGAGGTGTTCTCGGCGGCATCGCGCAGGTCCATGTCGGCGCGGAGGATAGCGACGGTTTCGTCCAGGCCCAGAGCGTCAACCAGCTTGTCGAAGTCGATGTAAGGGTCGCCGTCGGCCTGGTTGAGGATCGGCTTTTGGATCGACAGGTAGGCGGGGATGACGAAGGGTGCTTCGGCCACGCGGTCCTGGGTGGCGTCGTTGGGTTCCATCGCGTAGAGCGACGCCGTCGCGCGGTCCCCGAAGGTGTAGGAGCCCAGGCGCGTTTCCGGGTCGGACGCGCCGCTGTGCTGGCCGCGGTAAACGACCAGCGGCTTGCCGGCCTCGTCCTTGACGACGCTGTCACCGAACCAGGCCTTGAAAGCTGCGGTCTCGGTGGCGGGGGTGCCGTTGGCCGTGCCCGTAGGCCCGCCAAGGAAACCCTCGGAAGACACCCACTCGGGCAGCAGACCGATCTTCTGGTCGGCGTAGACTGTGTCGCTGGCCGACGCCGTGCGGTTGAACTCGGCCTTCGGCCCGAAGTTCACCCAGCTGTTCTGGCCCCGGGTCTCGGTGGTCATGGCGCGGCGCGCGAGCGGTGAGTACATTGCCGCGTGGCTCTGCCAGGCGTTCTCTTCGCCGTCGGCCCTGAAGCCGTTGCCGTCCTTGATGTGGCCGAAGTAGTCGTGAACGATGCGGAAGACGTCGTTGGCCACCAGCTCGTGGCCGTCGATCACCTCGCCGGTCTTCTCCAGCAGCGGGTTGTCGCTGACGTCGAGGTCACTGGAGCCGAAGCCGCTGTCGGTCGGGAAGACCCACAGGTGGTTGTTCTCGACGACGTCGAGGATCGCCAGCCGCGGCGTCGCCGCGTAGGGGTCTTCGCCCCGGATGAACTCGACCTTCAGGCCCGTGTCCTTGATCGCCTGCCACTGTGCCAGGGTCTCGTCGATCATGGCGCGATAGGCCGCCGCAACCTGCGGGTCGGCCGGGTCGTGCTTCATGTCCTCGAAGGCCTGGGCGATGCGCTTGGCGCGCGCCTCGTCGACCTTGGCGTATGTGGTGGGCGGCGTGAACGCGAGGCCGGCGTCGGCCATGTACTTGCGCGCGGCGTCGCGCGCGGCCTTGAACGGCCCGAAGACCGTCCGGCCTCGGCCGGGAATGTTGACGACCTGGGGCTGGCCTTCGAGCGGCTGTTCGCCTACCGGGCCTTGGTCGAAGAGCGAGAGCTGCGGGGTTTCCGCGGGCGCGCCTTCGCGACGGCGGGCGCGGAGTTCTTCGAGGCGCGCGGCGGCTTGGTCGACATAACGCCCGAAGTCACCTGCATCAAACCCTGTGCCTTCGACTGAGCGCGGGTCGCCTCCTGCTCCATCCCGCCGAGCAGGTTGTCCACGAGCGTCGAGAGCGTCGAGTTCTGCGCCATAGCCTCCGGCCTCCAAGATGCGGCGGAAGACGCCGTCCACGAACAGTACAGCAAAATCGGGCGTCGAGCCAATGTCTTCGGCCGTCAGGTCGCCCGCGGCCATGATCTCCTTGGTCGTGCGGCGCTCTCCAGCGGCGTCGCGCTTCTCGTACAGGGTCTTGGCCCAGGACCACACGGTCTCCTGCACCTCGGCCGCCGACCAACTGTCGCCGGTCTTCTCGCTGACGATCTCGGCTGCGCGCCGGGCCACGGCGTTCATCGCCATGTAGCCTGGGCCTTTGCCCGGGACCGCGCCGGTCTTCTTGAACACCGACTGCTCGACCAGGGCGTAGTTGGCCATCCAAGCGTCGTTGGTCACCTCGTCGACCACGCCGACCAGATTGAGCATGAAGCTGTTGACCTTCGGCCCTGAGAGCGTGATGTCGTTCGGGTTCTCGGCGGTCAGCGCCGTGACCGAGTTGTTGATCCAGGCGTTGAGGACGCTTTCCTCGGTGCCCTTGCCCTGGACGCTCTCGCCCATGATTTTGACGATCTCGCGCTGGCCCGTCGGGCGGCCGGCGTTGATCCAGTTGGTCCAGGTCGCGAGCGCGTTGAAGGCGTTGGCCTCAACCGAGGTCTGGGGCGACAACGCCGCCAGCAGCGCGGCGAAGCGCGGGGCGTCCTGCGCGCCGAAGATTTCGAGGATCGCCTTGGCGCTGTTCTCGTACCAGCCCTTCTTGGCGCGGCCCGAGTAGGCCACCGCCGCCATCTCTTCGGCGTCGGGGAAGTCCTCTACCATTTTGGCGATCTTGGCCGCGGTGTCGCGGCGCAGTTTGGCCTTCTCGTCGGTGGTCAGGTAGGGCAGCAGGCCCTTCAGGCCCGGGATTTCGTCGGCCAGTTTCGCCGCGCGCGCCGTCGCCTGTTCGGGCGTCAGCGGCTCCTGGGCCATCACGTTGGCCAGCGACACTTCGACCTTGTCGAACAGCGCCACGGCTCCGGGCACGACGGCGTCGCTGCGATAGCCGCTGAAGCCCGCGGCCTGGATCGCCTTCTCGTAGGCGGTGGCGATCTCGGCGGGCGTGCCCTCCGTCGGCTTCAAACCCTGCGGGTCGGCGTCGAAGTTGTAGAGCTTCGAGGCGGGCACCTGGGCCTGGTACTGGAACGGCCGGCGGGCGATGCCCGTGGCGGGCTCGCCGTTGTAGACGCCCTTGACGCCGAAGTAGGTGCGGCCCGGCGCGCCGGCATTGCGGCGCTCGCGTTCGCTGTTCTGCGTCGCGCGGCTCGCGCCCCACTTCGAGGGGTCGGAGGCCGTCATGCCTTCGTTGTCGCTGAAGTGGATCAGGTCGACGGTGTCCGTCTCCTGGTCCATGACCTCGCGGCCGGCGCTCGTCGGCATCTCGCCCGAGGTTCGCAGCGGATAGCGTTCGGCCGCCTGCTCGGCGGTAATGCCCAGGCGCGCACCCATAACGTCGTAGAAAGCCGAGGGCAGGGTCGCGTAGGCGGCGTTCACGTCCTTGGTGAAGCGGCCGGTGGTGTCGAGATCCGCGGCGATCTTCTGACGCACGCGCTCGCGGCCGGCGCGCAGCTCTTCCGTGGCCTGGGCCTGAGCCGTGGCGGCTTCGACCTCGGCCTGCAGCGCCTCTCCGCGCGTGGCCATGAAGTCCTTGGCCTGGGCCTGGCTCATGCCGAAGGGGTCGGTGCGCAGGTGGGGGAGCAGCGCGGCGGTGGCGTCGGTGCCTGCGATGTGCGTGGCGAACTCGCCCGCGGTCATGCGCAGATCCCCGCCCGAGGCGAGCGCCGCGGGCAGCTGGTCGGCCAGGGCCGGGATCGCGGCGACCACGTCTTCGAGCGGAACGCCCGCATCATTCAGCGCCTGCGCGAAGGCCTGCGCCTCGACGTAGACGTTCTCGACCGGGGTGCCTTCGGACGTCTGTTCAATGAACTGCTGGAAGGTCTGGGGGTCGCGCTCGTTCAGCTTCGAGGCTTCGGCCAGCGTCGCCAGTTCGCCGAGGGTCTGGGCGGCTTGGTCGCCCGCTTCGGCGGCCTGCTGCTGCGTGCTGAAACGGCCGAGCGCGATCTCGCCCGTGGCCGTGGCCGCGCGCACGGTGGCCCCGAAGGGTGTGCCGGCGACCGCGCCAGCCGCCATCTGGTCCAGTGCGGTGACCGGGTTGAACCCGGCCTCGGTGCCGAGGTTGGTGCCTGCGTATTCGACACCGCTCTGCAGCGCCTCGGTGATGCCTTCCTGCAGGCCCGCTCGTGCAGAGGCCCCGAGGACGCCGCGCACACCACCGCGCACCAGTTCGTCGCCGACACCGAGGATACCCATCGTGCCGAGACGTTCGAGGAAGGCCGAGGCGCTGGCCGCAGGCAGAGCAGCAACCAGGTCCGCGACCGTAGCCTCTTCGCGTCCATCGTTCTGAGCGCGGTCTTGACCGATGCCGCCCGTGCGAGCGACGACGTAGGCCGGCAGAACGGCCAGTGCCGCAGCCATGTCGGGCAGCGATACCAGGCCGCTCTCCAGAGCGTAAGGGATGACGTTTTGCAGCGGGCGGGCCTTGACCTCTTCCCATGTCGTTCCGGCCTCGTAGCCGACGGCCGGCGTCTCCAACGCTCGGGTCATCTGGTTGGTGCGTGTGGTGCCGTCCGCGGCAGGCCGGACGCGCTGGATGCTGAAGCGCCCCTGCTCATCCGGCCGGAAGTCGTATATCGGGATGCCGACACGGTCGTATTGGCGGCGGGCGAAGTCCTCGATCCCGCCGAACAGGGTCTGGTCCACGCGCGCCAGACCACCCGCCAAGCGCGAGGTGCCCTCGGCGACGCCTCGCAGAAGGTTGGCGGCGGCTCGGCCGCCGGGGCCTTGGCGTTCGAGCAGGCGGCCCAGCGGCGTGCGCGCCGCCGACTGGCCTTGCTCGCGGGCATTGCGCGCCGCGGTCTGGGCGATCAGCTGGCGGCTCTCTTCCGGCGAATAGAAGCCCCGGGCGACGATGCGCTCCAGGCCGGTCAGGCTCTCGATGTCGTCGTGGGCGACGGCGGCGTTGGCCGGGTTCGAGAGGAAGTTGCTGGTGGCCGGCGCGCGCGCGGGCAGATCCGGGTCGTAGTTGGCGGGTGGCAGCGCGCCGTTGACTTCGCGGATGGCGCGCAGGCGCGAGACCGGCATGCCCCGGCGCTGCGCTTCGGCGCGGTCGGCGGCCAGCGCGTCGGGGTTCTCCACCACGCCCGTCCGCAGGGCGTTGGCCAAGCGTTGGCGTTGAGCTTCGAGTTCTTCGGCGGGGTCTTGGTCTTCGAGAGCCATGAGCGCCTAGTTTCCTCGGATGCGGTTGCGGACGTATTCTTGAAAGATTTCGGCTTCGGTCGGATTGCGACCAAGACGTTCCCGAGCGCGGGTGCGGTATTCGCGCTGGTTCGTCGGGATCATCGTCTCGTAGGAGGTCTGGAAGCCTGTGGCGTAGGGCTGCAAGATACCCTGCGGGCGCTCCCAAGCAAGCCTGCTCAGGCGGTTTTCGATCAGCACGGCGATCTCTTCGCGGTTCATCTGGCGGCCGAGCGTGCGTTGGCGCTCGATCACCTCTTCGCGGACGGAGGCGTTAACCTGCGCCAGGGCCTGCCGGTCGCTGTCGGCGGTGCGGCCTGCGGGCGTGCGGTCGATGCCCGAGGCGTCGAGCGTCGCGGACCAGGCCGACGAGAAGGCCTCCTGCGGCACGACCGCGGACTTCTGGGCCTCGGCGCGCGCAGCGGTGCTGGCCCGGGCCGAGGTGCCGATCAGGCTGATGAGATCGTTGGACGACAGACTGCGCCCGTAGGTGGCGACGATCTCTTCCGGCCGCATCTCGGTGATGAGCCCGGGGTTGGCGGCGATGGCCATGAGGACGGTCGGATCGCTGCGCACCGTCGGCGGCGCGGTGACCGTGTCGAAGTAGTTACGGATCGTCTCAAGCCTGCCCGGCTTCAGACGCGAGATGATGTCCGGCCCCGGCATAGCGCGGTTGGCTTCGATGTGGCGGAACGCCTCGTCTTCCGCTTCGGCGAAACCTTCGGCCTCGGCGCGGTCGAAATCGGCGTAGCGGCGGCGCACTTCGGCTTCGGTGGTGCGCACCAGGGTGGGCGGCGCGCCCGGGGGCAAAGCGGCGCGAGCCGCGGCTACGGCCTGGGTCACCGACATCGTCGGCGCGCGGCTGGAGCCCGCGGGCGTCTGGCCGAGGGCCTCCATCTCGACCTTGTCTACGCGCTCCAGCCAAGCCCCCAGGAACTGGCGGCTCGATCCGTCCTCGTCCGCAGCAGCGATGCGTCGGTATTCGGCGCGGCGAAGCTGGGCGAACTTGACCACATCGCCGTCGGCCTGGGCCAGAAGCTCTCGGGCACGGCCCGCGCCCATGTTGACAGCGGTGTCGAAGGCGATGTGCGCGAGGCCAGCGGGCAGGTCGTCCGCCCCGATGGCGTTCCAGTAATCGCGGCGGTAGATCGTGTTGGCCTCTTCCCGGGTGACGTCGCCGTCAGCCCAGGCTTGCGGGTGCGAGCGTTCCGTGATGCCAAACCGCGCGCGGCCGGCACCGTTATCTTCGGCCACGAGCGCGGAGCCCTCCGACGCCCAGATGGACGTCATCGACTGATCGAAACTGGCTGCGCCGCCGGGGGCCGCGACTGCGCCACCCAGCTGCGGGCTAAACATATCCGCGACCTGCTCGGCCGTCCGCGCTTCCAGCGCGGGGCGCAGGACCGTGCGTGCCGCGTCGCGCTGCTCCGCGGTCATGCTCTCGTAGTTTTCGTCGAAGTAGGCCTGGGCCTCATCTACGTTTTCGTCAGCCAGATCTTTGACGACATCGAGCAGCGCCTTGCCCACGTTGTTCTGTTCGGCGATGGCGGCAGCGGCGGCGGGCAGGCCGAGCCGGCGGCTTTCGGCGGCTGTCAGTTCCCGGATACGCGCAACGCTTTGCACACGGATTTCGGGATCGCCGGGGTTATCGCGGATGGCGCTCTGGTAGGTGGCGACCCCGCTCGTATAGACCTGCTGGTTGTAGGTCTCGCTTTCGCGCATGAGGTGTTCGGTCAGGCTTCCCCGAACACGGCTGGCCAGCGGCGCGACCTGCTCTGTGTATCGGCGGCGCTGCTCGGCGGTCAGGCCCATGTCGTCGGCGATCTGGCTGGCAGACTGCTCGAAGCGGGGGGCGTATACGTCCGTGATCGGCTGCTCGGTCTCGCCGACCTTCAGCGCAGCTTCGCCTCGGAGCGTGCTCCATTCGGCCTGCTGTTCCTGCGCTGCGCGCTGCGCGCGCGCCAGAGCGTCGTTGACCCGCGTCTCGTTGAGTTTCTCGCGCTCGGCGGTGTAGATGTTGGCCGCGACCTGGCCGCCCTGTTGCACGGCCTGGCCTGCCGCCTGCATTTGGCGCGAGGCGAACTCCGCGCCGCGCGAGGCGTCGGGCGCGTCGAACTGGCCCGGGGCTTGGCCGGGTGCGACGCGGCGTGTGTCGTCGATGCGAAGGTTGGCCATCAGCCCGCTTTCCGCATGCCGTAGTAGCTGGAGGCCATGCTCGTGGCGCTGCCCAACATGCTGGTCGCCGCTGCGCCCCACGGGTTGATGCCCTTGGCGTTGGCGCGGGCGGCGACGCCCTCATTGCGCAGGTTGGTGGCGTCGGTGCGGTGCCCCCAGGCCGCGCGCACGGCGTTGATCCGCGCCTGCTGCGCGTCCTCGGCGGACACCATGTCGGTGCCAGCGACGATGGCCAGGGCGGTGGTGCTGTCGAGCGCGATCCCGCCGGCACCCATCGCCGCGCGCTGCGAGCCCTTGGCCCGCGCGCCTTGGCGTTCGATCTCCTGGGCCTGGTAGGCCCCCTGCTCCAGGGCGATCTGCGCGCGGCGCTCGGCCAGCTGCGCGTTGACGTCGGCCATCTGGGCCTGGAACCCGAGCGCGCTCTTCTGGGCCTTGGCCGAGCCGTAGGCTCCGACCGCGCTCATGCCCGCGCCCGCAGCCTGCATGCCCATGATCGCTGCCGGGTTACACAAGAGGGCCTCGCATTTCAAAGCGGTGGAAGGGGAGGCCTTCGACACCGAAGGGTTGGGCCGCGTCGAGCTTGAACCCCAGCCGCTTCAGCCACGCGGCGCTCGTCACATTGCGGGCGTCGACATAGTTGACCAGCAGGGGATACTCGCCCAGCACCGCCGAACAGTAGGAGCGCGAGAGCCTGTTTAACATACCGGGCACCCGAGCCAGGCCCGGTGTGCCGACCAGCCAGGGGTGTGCGGTGCCCGACAACGAGCCCGCGGGCACAAACCCGAAGAGCGCGACGATCTCACCGTCGTGCTCGGCGACGAAGGCCATCCGACCCAGCCGGCCTCGCGACAGCTCAACTGCCTCGCGCAGCTGGCCGAGGACGTCCGGCCCCGAGGCCGCGATCAGTTCGGCCCGATCCGCGTCTCGCAGGTGGGGCTCGATGCTGTTCGCGTCCTCGATCTGGGCGAGGCGGACCTTAACCCGCAACGACCGTCTCCGCGGAGATCGACAGGATCGTCAATGGCAGCGGGTCCGACTGGCGGATGCAGACCTGCCCGCCCATCGACCACGACGGTGCGATCTTGATGGCGATCTCGTCGGTGGTCAGGGCCGGCGGCGAGCCGTAGGGCTCGGTGGTCCGCTGCTTGTATTCGGTCAGGTTCTCGAAGTTCGGACCCGCGAACACGCCCGAGCTGCGGTAGACCCGCAGCCACAGCTCGTTGATGTTCTTCGGCCGGCCCTGTCCCGCGCCCGGCATCTCGACCGCGAAGGGCAGGGTCTGCAGGTCGGCTTCGATGGGCAGGCCGATGATGATCGTCTCGCACTCGGCGGGGAGCGCCTCGGGCAGACCGCCGTCAATGACGGTCTGCTGCGGGCACACCGCACCGTCGGCCAGGATCGACACGATCTCACCCTCGAGGTGCTCGAGGCCCGACGTCACCTCGTCGATGGCGACGCCGCTGTAATAGACGCCGGCATCGACGAAGAAGGCGTCGGCCGCGGCGCTGAACGCCCGGCTGCGCATGCGCTCGACATAGCGCACCGAACTGCCGTTGATCTCACGCTGGATGACGGCGTAGAGCGCGGTCTCGCTCCCCTCGCGGACGGCGGCCACGCTCTCGAACAGACCCGCGGTGTCGTGCTGGTGCCAGCCAGCGACCTGCTGTTCGGGAATGTAGGTGATGCCGAGCAGCTTGCCGCTGGAGCTGACGAACCACAGGATCGGGTAGGGGGCCTTGACCTGGGCGCTGTCGACGATCTCGAAGGTGTCGAACAGGTGCGGCGCGCGCAGCGACAGGTCGCCGGTCAGATAGCCGCCGGCCGTGTCCTGGTACGACATCTCGCGGATATGGCCCGCGGTGTCGGCGAAGACCAGGTTGGATCCGGTGGTGATCGGCGTCGCGTGGCCCGCCCCGACATAAGACTGCGGCCGGACGCCGAAGCCCCCGGGCACCCAGGCGTTGCCGCCCGAGGACACGCGCCACTCGCCCGCCTGGGTCATGACGATCAGATCCTGAAGCGGGACCAGGTGGATAATCTGGTTGTAGTCGCGCGCCGCGATGGCGAACTGGATGCTGTCGTCGTCGCGCGGCGGCACCGAGTAGTTGAAGTCGACCTCCGACCCGGTGCGCGTTGACCATATATTCTGGGGCTGGGCCAGCGATCCGCCGAACACCTTGCGCTGCTCGAAATAGGTGATCGCCCCGGGGTTGTTGTCGTCGGCGAAGGGGTCCGAGGCCTGCGGCGGGGTGATGCCGCCGTTGGCCGGCAGGTTGTCGTCGATCACGCTGACCGAGCCGTTGCCGTCGAGCACGGCGATCAGATAGAACAGGCCGCCCGCCTTGCGGTAGACGCGATAGCCTGTGGCCCCGGTCTCGGCCGTCCAGCTGATGGTGTTGTAGGTGTCGGCCGCGTTCAGGTTGTTGGTTGCGCTGTCCGGTGCCGAGGCCGCGCTCTCGACGGTGCCGATGACCGAGGTCACGACATACTCGTCGCTGCGCAGATAGCTCGCGCCCGCGGTGGTGGCCACGACGTTGAGGCCCGACGGCGGGTCGATGCCCGGGCCGGTGGTGGCCGCCGTCACGGCCCACGACGTCGGGCCGGATCGGCGCAGCTCGGTCACCGGGTAGTCGGGGTGGACGAGCGTCAGGACGTCGGCCGATTGCACGAACTTGACCTTGAACAGGTCCGCCTCGAGGTAGTCGTTCTCGACCTCGTAGGGGTCGGGCCCGTCGAGCACCGTGCCGCCCTGGCTGTGGAAGCGGAAATAGCCCTCGCCGAACTCGATCACGACGGTGTCGGCGGCGCTGAAGGTGAAGGGCAGCAGGCGGGTGGCCTTGGTGCTGTCCTTGACCTCGCGCACGAACTCGAAGCCCGCGCGGTTCTGCGCCGGCCCGTGCGGCAGGGTGACGAAGTTCCGGCACAGGGCGAGGCCCGTCTGGTAGCGGACGTCGTCGATCCGCCCGTACATCTCGGGCGTGATCTCGCCGCCTGCGAAGGAGCGGAAGTTGGTGCGCAGCGTGCCGCCCATCAGCGTGCGCCCATCCACGGGGCGACGTGCGCGTCACGGACCCGGTTGGCGCGGCGCTGTTTGGCGTCCTGGATCTGGGCCTTGTTCAGGAAGCCGCCCATGATCTGCAGCATCTGGGCCGCCACCGTGCGGCCGGTCTCGCCCTTGAGCACGGGGCCGGCGAGGAAGCTGGCCAGGAAGTAGGACAGGGCGAGGGTGAACAGCGGCGGGAAGAAGCTGGGCACCGTGACCGCCACCGTATAGCGGATGCGGGCGTCGGCGACGTTGGTGTAGAGCACGCGGGTGCCATCGGCGAGGCCCTCGATCTCGAAGTCGTGGACGCCGTTGATCGCGACCAGCGGGCCGTAGGCGGTGCTGACGAAGTCGTCTGTGTCGTCGGGGCCTTGCACCGAGAACACGCCGAGCACGTTCGAGGGCAGGGCGTAGCCGTAGGCCCACTGTGTGACCGGCTCTTCTTCGAGCAGCGCGAGCGTCGCGCGGCGAAGGGCGAAGTTCCAGGGGTACATCTCGACCAGCGCGTCGCGAGCGATGGGGTAGAACAGGGCGGCCTGTTCGGCCTGCGCGCTGCCCTCCGGCGGGTCGAGGTTCACGACCGTGGCGTCGTCGCCGAGGTGCGACAGAGCCAGGTTGGCGATGGCGACGGCGGTGGTCATGGAGAGCGCCTCAAAGAAAAGAGCCGGGGGCGGTGAGGCCCCCGGCTCGGAACCCCTACGGGGAGGGGGTGGATGGCCTAGGCCAGGTCGGGGTCGACCTGATCCGGGTCTTGGGCCGTGGACGGTTCGGTCGCGTTGCCCGTCTCGTCACCCGGCTGCTGGTCGCCGTTGGGCTTGTTCGGCTCCGCGATGTTGCGCGGCCGGTTCGGCACCTTGGCGGCCTTCCGGTTCAGGCCCGGGGCCTCGTCGCCTTCGACCTCGCGCATCCAGTCGACGATGGCATCGCCTTCCTTCAGCTTGAACTTGTCGCCCGGCGAGCGGAAGTGATTGGTCGGGTAGGTGCC